GGGCATAATCCCCACGGAGGTACTTAGTGTATGTGACATTCTTTTGTTGCATGCACAGCATGCGTTAGGTGTACTAGCGTCATGAACGCTAGTACGGCTTGTTTAGGTTTAGTAGCGTCATGTACGCTACTAAGGCTTTTTGTGAGTGTTGTTTTACGACAGTCATGAACTGTCGTTAATCATTACTCATCGTATGCAACGAGTTATTTTCTTTATCTGGAACCTAGAATACGTTCGAAAACTATACTGCCCCATTTTGGGATTGTGTGTTTGGTCTTCACAATCCGTCAAGTTATGACCATTGCACTATTTGTTTCCAATTTTGGAGACTTTTAGTGTGAGCGCTTGCGCTCGAATTACTGATGCGACGAAGTGTCGCTCATTCCCTGTCCCGTAAGGAATGACAGCCGTAATCGGTAGATCTATAGTGGTAATTAACCACCACCAGATGTATTAGATTCTTTGTAGGACTATTACTGGTAAAACAAAGCTTGCAATTTATATGGTAGTACCAGAATTTTGCAATAACTATTTTACGGTGCGCTATACCACCATAAAGTATGGCCCACAATCGGCCCGGGACAATTTATTGTCACGGGGAGCCACAGACTCGTATGCTAGTTGTTTTGAAAGAGCTTGCTCTTAGACATAGTTAGGAAATCCTTCGGGAGTAGTACAATACGGGTCGCTAGTTGAACCAATCAAACCTAAAATTTTAGGTTTTGGTTCACTTGGCTCATTGATTATATATTAACAATGAGCAGTGAACTAAAATCATTAAAGAAATTTACAAATCGGTCTAAAGAGACCAAAACAAAAAGGAGTGCTGGGCAAAGGAAGCCCCAGCAATTGTCGAGGAGGACTAATGTGGAAGGTTGTGGAGGACCACAACGTGATAATTGGTATGAGAAGAAATCAGCTTTCAAGAAGAAATATAAGTTTGATGCTCATTTGGGCGAATCTTCTTTTGATCAATTTGAAAGATTCACGTTGCTAGCCAATGATTTGAAAGACAAGTTTGGAGGTCATAATATTGACTCCATTGTTCGGGAAATTGAATCATTGCTAGCTGTTAGTATTAGTGTTTTGAATTCATCAAATATGATTGGCGTTATGTCAAGTGTTTTTCAATATTTGCAATCACATTTGTCAGGATCAGTTATATTGAGTGTATTTGATCATTTATCAGAAACTTTTGGTTGTCGAATTGAGCCCCATTTGGGGGAAAGTTCGCCACACTCTGATCAATGGCTCAATTTGCTCAGAGACATTAAGACTAACTGGAAAATAGCCATTACAAATGGCTTTTTCCGCCGTTTTTCATCATTATTGGGTATTTTAGTATCTGTTGGTTTATGTAAAGCAAGCGCAGTTACATTTAAGATTGATACTTTTACGATTTGGGAGCCAAGGTTGCTCGATCGTCATACCAATTGTGTAGATATTGTGGATGCTATTGTAGAGACCGCAAGCACATTTTGCGAAAGTATTTATTTGTGCTTTCGTGACAAATCGTTCTTACCATTATTTACAGGCGAATCTGCAATGCGCACTCTTGATGAAAAATTTAACAAAGTTGAAGAGTGGTGGGCTCTTGAACGTTGTGGGAATTTGAGATCAATAGCAGGTAAGGAACCTCATGAATTGGACCATTTAATGCGTGATACAGAACTATCTTTCCAGAAGATCTTACAGACGGTTAAATCGAATACTTTTGAACATAATATGATCAATAGGAAATTTCAACGTCTAGTGTCAATTCGTGGAGAGTTTGTTTTGCATCAAATTAGTAGCGGTATAAGACCCGCTCCTTTTGCAATCGAATTTTATGGCAAGAGTTCACAAGGTAAAACTACATGTTGTGATCAGGTAATTGATGCATTATTAGCTAGTGCTGGATTGGATTCTAGTAAAAACCGACGTGCAACTGTTAATGCCGGAGACAAGTTTATGTCCAATTGGACATCTGACAAGTTGGTAATGATAGTTGATGACGTTGGTAATACTAAAGCCGATTTTGTTGAGCAATCACCATTGCGTTTATTGATTGATGTTGCGAACAATCAAATGGCTTATGCAGCCAAAGCTGATTTGTCTGATAAAGGAAAGGTATTTATTTCTCCCGAAATTTTGGCAGTCACCACAAACGCAAAGAATTTGAATGCTTATCAATATTCAGTTAATCCATATTCTGTCCAGCGCCGCTTTATATGTATCACTGTTGAAGTTCATCCGGATTTTCAAGATGAGAATGGTACATTAGATCCTTATAAGGTCAAAGAGTATCAATTGAGGGAAAAGCCTCAATTTGATAATATTTGGCAGTTGACAGTTGAGACAGCTGTTAAACCTCATGAGGAGTCTAGAGTTGCAGAATACAAGGTTGTTGAATGGCGTGATCAGTTATTGCACAAGCAACCTTTTGCAGTTATATTGAATTATCTTATTGAAAATTTTCATAAGCACAGGTCTGTACAGCAACATTTAGTTGAGACAGCACGAGGAAGACAACATGATTTGAAGAAATGTTTTTATCCAGGTTGTTGCCAACTTGAAGGTTATTGTATGGAACACACAAATTTTGAACCGCATTTTGGTGAGATTGTTCAAATTCCAAGGGCACTTGGATATTTGGGATCTTCATTAATGTCTGACTTGAAATTGTTGTGTAGTGATTTTGATTCTTTATCTGGTAGTTTGTTACGCGTTTATGGTCGTAAATTGATGAAAAAGCATTCGATATACTGTTTGATACCTTCTGATTGGCTTGCCAATAATAGGGTTAGACAGTTGTTGATGCTTATTGATTCCCGATCTGTCAAGAAAATAGCTTATAGATACATTGCAATAACATTTTTGTTAGTTCTTGTTTCATTTTTGTTTATGTATCTCGCACATTTTAAAGATTTTATTTATATTTATTTTGCAATATTATCTATTTTAGCTGTTTATTTGAGAATTTGTGCCTTTCGCACATCTGTGCGTGAGGCATTTATTGAACAAACATATCGAAGGAATGAGATCACGCCTATGCTTGATGAGTATCGTGACAAGTTGATTAAGGGAGCGATAGCTGTTAGCGTTTCTTATGGAGCCGTCTATGCAATTGTAAGATTGATGAAGGCATTCAAAAAGGAATTGAAACCTATTTTGCTCCAGGGATCATTGGCTCCAACGACTAAAGAGGAAGTTGCTGCACGTGATGCTGAAATCAATCCTTGGTGCGATATTGTTCGCCGCCAGTTACCAATTGGCAAACAAGCACAAACATCCACCTCTGATAACTTGCTCAAGATTGTTTGCAAAAATTTGACATACGTAAAGATTACAGGTGATGATGGTAAATTATATTTCGCCAATGCATTATTTGTTAAATCGAACGTTGTTTTGTTGCCCAAACATTATTTTGACAAAGTTGGAAAGAGTTTGAAGTGTGAATTTAGAAAGAAATTACCAAAGCAGAATGGTGGTAAATTTTATTCTGAAATTGATTTTGATCAATCTTATCACATTCCAGATACTGATGTTGTTATGTGCTATGTGTCTAGTGGTGGATCGTATAAAGATCTAACGGGTTATTTCCCTTTGGATAAAATGCGATCTGTACCATTTCAGTGGGTTTGGCGAAATGAAAACGGAGATATTGAGCAATCTTATGGAGTCACACGTCCTGAACGTGTCAAAACAACAGATTTCTATTATGATGGTGGTACATTTGACATCACAATACCAACAAAGTTTGGTCATTGTGGAGCTGTTATTGTGTCACAAACTAAGGGAAATTGTATTGTTGGACTACATTTAGGTGGTGTGACTGGGACGAGTCGTGGTGCTTATGGAATTGTTTTGCACAAACATTTGGAAGAAGGTTATCTTCATTTGAATAAGCAGGAGGGTAATATACTCACTGCTAGTGCTGAAGAATTTCCAGAGCAAATATTGGGTGTAACGATCTATGATGAGCAAGCTAGCATTCCTACTAGTAGTGCCGTCCATTATATGCCACATGACTCTCAAATAGAGTTATATGGTACTTGTGGTCAGGCGTCAACATTCAAGAGTGATGCTGCTGTCTTACCAATATCGAAGCACGTGGAGGACGTGTGTGGTGTACCCAATATTTATAGGGGACCGGTTGAAAAGCCAGCATGGTTTGGGTGGCAAACGTGCTTGGCTAACATGTCAAATCCAGCATTGCCATTTCCACAGGCTTTATTGAAAAAGGCTGTTGTTGATTACAAAGAGCCTTTGTTAGGGATTGTTAGAAATGATATGTGGAATGATGCCCGTCCTTTAACTGTTCAAGAGAATATGTGTGGAATCCCAGGAAAGAGATTTATTGATGCCATTAAGATGGATACATCAATTGGTTTTCCTTTGTCTGGTAAGAAGCGCAATTTTCTGGCGATTGATGATGTGAATGAAGAAGGCTTCATTCGGAGGGAATTTACTGATGAGATTATGCAAGAAATTGCACGCTGTGAAGACTGTTATAAGCGTGGGGTACGTGCTTATCCAATAGCCAAAGCGTGTAAGAAAGATGAAATTTTGTCAAAAGAGAAATGTCGCATCTTTTACGGAAATGCCATCTCACTTACTTTCCTTATCAGAAAATACTTTTTGCCTATTTTGAGGATTTTGCAAATGAATCCCTTGGTGTCGGAGTGTGCAGTAGGAATTAACTGTCATGGACCTGAGTGGGAAGAAATGCATAATCATGTTCTCAAATATGGTAAAGAAAGAATTGTTGGTGGAGATTATGGTAGTTACGACCAGAAGATTCCATCACAATTGTTGATTGCATCACTGCGAATCTTGATTGATTTGGCGAGTGAGTGCAAATACTCAGAAGAAGATTTGAATGTTATGCGTGCCATGGTTGGAGATATCGTTTATTCCGTTATTGCCTTTGATGGCGTTCTAATTGGGCTTACAAGAGGTTCTCACATTAGTGGAAATTCTTTAACAGTCGTTTTGAACGGTATCGTAGGTAGTTTAGGAATGAGGTGTTTCTACTACAATGTGCATGAAGACCCTCCACCGTTTCGTGAACGTGTTAATGTCATCACCTATGGAGATGATAACATTGGCTCAGTTCATCCGGAGGAGGACAAATTTACAATCAAAAATTTGTCTGAGTTTTTGGGGCAGTATGGTCAAATTTACACTATGCCAGATAAAGGTAGTAAATTGACCGACTTTTTGCCCTTCGATGAGTTTGAATTTTTAAAACGCAAAACAGTCCACCACCCAAAATTGGGTGTGCATCTGGGCGCTTTAGTTGACAAATCTGTGTTCAAATCTTTGCACATGCATTTATATCCGCAGGGTCACCCGTTAACGGAAAATGAATGTAGTGCGATGAACATAGATGGTGCTCTTCGTGAGTGGTTTAGTCATGGCGAGGATGTTTATGAGAAGCGTCGGCAAGAATTAATTCAAGTTGCTCGAAGAGCAAACATCAGCCATATGTGTACTATGCTGGATAGTACGTATGACGATATGGTTGGGAAATGGAGGAAGTCATATTTAGGTGCGGAGCAGCCTTAAATGCCGCCCCGGTTGTCCCCTGGGGTTCCAGCGTATAGTTGAAGTGGGCTTTCATGTATTTGGTTACCACAGTTTTGACATACCCGCGTCATAATTGTAGGCTTTGCATGATATTTGGAGATTTATATATCTCGCAGGGGACCCTAATCGTGTGTATGAGTTTAAGCACGATTTGATAAATGACTCGGAAACACAAATCAAGAAAGTAGCTCGGATTTTTCCATTTCGGATTCGAGTGTAAATGTTGAAATGAAATATGACATATATTGTAGCCGTAACAAGATCTTTGTTGCAGGTGAACCAGTAGATGTCATCTGTTTTGAAGGTAAGTATTATGTGATTAGTGGCAGACCCTCTGGCGTTTTTGGACGTTATAGAGTTTTGCACCTTAATCATTTGATGCATTACTATGATTTTCACACCACTGGTTGGTGTGATGTTTTTCGTTCGTATTTTTGGCAGTTGCGTGAAAAGACACTACAGTTTCTAGAAATGGAATTAAGTGCATCTATAACGCAATTGCTTAAAAGTCGTATTAGTATTGGGAATTTCCATGGTGAGTTTGAAAATCACGGTAGATTCTTCAGTAGGGTTATAGCAGATCTTGTCCCTGAAATGTCGGATGAGGTGGCAAAGTCCGTCGTATGGTCCATGGATATGGAAGAGACAGGTTTGTTTTACCCAGCTTGCAATGTACGTAGTGAAGCGAATACTAGCGTTTTGCTACCACCACGTTTTGCTAATTTGGAAGCCCATATGGGAGTTCTCGATCAAACGGAGCAAGCGGGAGGTGCAAAGGTAGAAACACGTGAACAGCAAATGATGTTCGCTGATGACAGAGAGGGTCATTCAGTGATAATACCATCTGCTGTTGACGAGGTTCGATCAGCTCGTGATGAAGTCTATGCAAAATTTGAGAACTTCTTTTCTCGTCCATTGAAGCTTAATGCTTACAAATGGCAAGTTGGAGGAGAATTATGGGCCGATATAAATCCATGGGATGATTATTTGTCAAACCCCATTATTGTCAATCGTATCAACAATTTTAAATTGTTGCGTGGTACGTTGTGTTTTAAGGTAGTCGTTAGTGGCACACCATTTCATTATGGTAGAGCCATTGCTTGTTACCAACCATTGCACAGGTATGATGATGCTTCACAGTATAGTCATTTGATACAAGATTCATTGGTGCGTATGACAAATTTACCTAAAGTCTTCATTGATCCATCTGATTCATCAGGAGGTTATTTGGAGATGCCATTTTTCTACCATCGCGATTATGTTAATATAACAAAACGCGAGTGGATCAATATAGGTAATATTTATCTGCGTACTTTGAATACGTTGAAGCATGCCAATAATGGTACTGATGATGTGACAGTAACAACTTTTGCCTGGATGAAAGATGTTGAGTTAGCAGCTCTAACTAGTATTGAATCACAAGCTCTCGTACCACAAATGGGAGAAATTGATGAAGCAAACAGTCAGGGTTATATCTCTGGTCCTGCGACTAAAGTGGCAGGTCTCGCATCGAAACTGGGTAAAGTACCAATGATTGGTCCATATGCTGATGCCACGTCTACTATGGCTAGTGGTGTGGCCTCTATGGCTAAATTATTTGGTATGAGTCGACCATCACAGACTAAGAATGTGGAACCCATACGCCCTGAAGCTGTTTCATCAGTAGCTTTAACAACTGTTCCAGATCGGAGTGCGAAGATGTCAGTAGACGATAAGCAAGAGATGTCCATTGATCCACGAATTAGTGGTATGGACGCTCCTGTTGATCCGCTCTCTATACAAAATATTGTTAGTCACGAGTCCTGGTTTGAAACATTTGATTGGCCTATAGCAGCTGGTCCTGAAACGTTTTTGTTTAATGTGCGTGTGAATCCAATGATTTGGCGAGAAAACGCTGGTACATTATACTTAACATCGACAGCTTTTGCTGCTTTGCCGTTCAATTCTTGGACAGGTTCTATGGAGTTTCGTTTTCAAGTGGTGTGTTCTAAGATGCATAATGGGAAATTGAGGATTAATTACGATCCCAATTATTCATCAGCAACCCTAGGTCCATCATTTAATCAGTACTTAACGTCGTATTCGAAAGTTATTGACCTCAGACATCAGACAGATTGTACTATATCAGTGCCAATGAACCAGGTACAAACGTTTATGGAGATGCCTATACCCGGAGCAGACGCACCTACCGAAGTGTACAGTGAGACTCAGTATGCAGCTATCAGTGACACACTTTTCAATGGTACATTGTCTGTATATGTGTTGAATGAATTGACCACGCCAAGTAGTCTAGCAAACAACGATGTACAGATTAATGTGTATGTGAAGGGTGGTAGTGATTTGACATTCAGAGAACCTACAAATATTATTGGTAGATATGCCTATGAACCGGCAGGCTTTGGTGCACAATTGGGTAAGTTGGAACCACAACTTGGAGAAATTAATCCTGAGGGTGATGTTGTAGAGGAGAATATGCCTACACAAGAACCCTGTATGGAGGTGACAGGTGCTAAAGTTGCTACGAAGGTAGGAGATGTTTATTATGGCGAGATTATTGAATCTTTTAGACCCTTGTTGAAAAGATTTAATCACCATGAAAGAATGACAGCTCAGGACGATTTGTCTGTGACAACTGAAATGCATTTTGCGCGATCTGCATTTCCACGATTAAAGGGTTACATGCCCAATGCAGTAACACCCACGGCAACAGGTAATTTCAATTTTGTCAACATGACATTGTTGAATTACATTGTCATGGGTTTTTCTGGCTATCGAGGGTCCTTGCGATGGAAATTTTTACCATTTACAGCTGGTGCATGTTCATATCAGGTATCCGCTGAACACAGAAATGTTCGTCATGGGTTTACCAATTTTTACCAAAATATTGCGCAGAGAATTGGAAATGATCCGCCTGCATATTTGACTTATCAAGCTGTTCTTGGCAATAATGTCATTAATGCAGGCGCGATGGAGCCCTATACTGGCTTAGCTGGTGGAGCCCTAAACCATGGTACAGTTAATGGGACATTGGAGGTTGAAATTCCATACTATACACCATTGAGGTTTGAACCTGGCAAGCGCACTAATTATGAAGTTCGTGACACAGATTACGATCGTGGATATCCATATGATCGTGTCTTACTAACGCACTTTGTATCAGACACACCGGCTGGTCAAGCAGCAAATACGGCGTCATTTGTTGATTCATACGTCGCTGCTGGTGAAGATTTTACTACTTATTTCTTCACTGGTGCACCACCTCTCATTTATTTGTACGGAGCTACATTGCCCGTGCCTTTATAAGTAGTTAAATAAAATACACCCCTGTGGCCGGGGTGGGCGTCGAAAGGCGGCCGGGGTTGTAGCCGAATAGAATTTATGATTAATTTGTTTATTTTTACTCGGTTACCGCCGAGGTTTTTAGAACAAGGGAGTCACAAATTTTAATAGCTCAACTTCTGCCTTATGGGAGACCAAAGGAGGCGTGCGCATGTAATTGCGTACGTGGGGAGCCAG